CGCGTTGGTTCGGATCCCCTTGGAGCTGGGAATATCGGCGGGGGCCGCCGCCGCCCGGCAGCCGGCGGGGACCAGGTTCAGCACCAGGGCGGCGCAGCACAGCAGCGCGGCGGCGGCCGCGCCGAAGGCCAGCTTCCGCCTGGGCAGCTTGGCAGTGACGATCAACACAGGGCATTTCTCCTTCCCATCCTGGCTGTTCCATCTCTATGCGGGCTGGGACAGGGATATACCTGGGGGAAACAGGCGGCGGGAAAGGAGAAAAGTGCGGCGCCGTTTGTCAATAGTAAATGCTAAAAAAGTCTAAAAAATTTTTCAGCGACTCAGAATGAGGGCGATCTCCTCCCGGAAAAGCTGCTCGGCGCACAGATAACCGAACATTTTTCGGGGGTAGTTGTTGATCCACGCCTCGGCCGCCTTGACTTCTTGGGGCGAGAGGGTGCCGAGGTCGGTGCCCTTCGGGACGAGTCGCCGGATCAGGCCGTTTTGGTTTTCGTTGGTGCCGCGCTCGCTCGGCGTGTAGGGGTGGCAGTAGTAGACGGTCGTGCGCTTGCCCTTTCCTCGGCGCTTGCTCTCGATGCCGTCGGCGTCCGAGAACTCGGTGCCGTTGTCGCAGGTGATGGAGAGGAAGATCCGGGGGAATAGGGCGCCCAGCTTCCGCTCGACGCCATTGAGGGCCCGGACGACGCTCTCGCTCGTCTTGTCTTTCATGGCGATGATAAGCTCCCACCGGGTCTTGCGCTCGGTCAGCATGAGCCATGTCCGCTTCGCCCCCTTGCAGCTCTCGAGACTGTCCATTTCCCAGTGGCCGAAGGTCGTGCGCGTGTTCACGATCTCCGGCCGCTTTTCTATGCTCTTTCCGGCCGGCTTGCGGGGGATGCTGCCATCGGGCCGCTCCGGCTTGCGG